CATGACTTATGGGGACGATAATACATTTGGTGTTTCAGCATCAATTCCATGGTTTAATCATACTACCATTCAAGCAAAACTTGCTGAAATTGGTGTTACTTATACTATGGCGGATAAAGGTGCTGCATCTATTCCATATATTGATATTAAGGATGTTTCATTCTTAAAACGTCAATGGGTATGGGATGAGGATGTTAAGGCCTGGGTTTGTCCATTAGAAGAAGAGTCTATTAAAAAGATGCTTACGGTATGGATTCCATCTGGAACCATTTCTGCTGAAGCACAAATGATTGCTGTTATGCAATCAGCTGTTAATGAGTACTTTTTCTATGGAAAAGAACGTTTCAATAAAGAACGTGAATTTTTAATGCAGTTAGCCAAAGATAATGATCTTATGGCGTATACTAATTTATCCACGTTTCCAACTTGGAGCGATTTATACACACGTTTCTGGACATCTTCTGAAGATGTTGTAGTTGCGCGTGGTGTGGGGTCTGACCTTACAGATCCCGGACTTATGTCCAAAACCGACTCAAAGGATTACTTTAGTTATTCTGACAACCCCAATTGGAGTTTAGGTGGTTGTAGTGTGGACGAGTAAATTATCTCACCCGGGCGTTCCCCGAAGTCCCTTTTAAGGGAAGGATTTGGTTGGAATCCAGTGGCTCCGAAACTCGAACATCTACGGGTGTAAGTGTTCGTTTCAAACGCACCTTCTATTTCAAATCTATATGTGAGCGACGACTCCAATAAACGATCATCCGGAGAATCTTCTCTAATTTCCTTTCGTTCTTATGACCTTTCTGGTCAGGAACCAATGGATAAAGCTGTCATCGAAGATTTCATGCGAAATCTTGATGCAAAATTCCCACTATATGATTGTGGATGCCCAGCGCCTTTAGCGTTGGAGGGAGCGCCTGGAATTTGTCCAGAGTGCTCATGTTGTCATTTGCGATGTGTTTTACAAAGTTCTGATATGGTTGAACCTACCCCTGTGGATGGAACAACTGTATCAACTACATATGAAACCGTTACTTTCAATGAAGAAACTAAGGGTGATATTATGGAAATGTATGCACCGTATGATGACATGGCATCTGTTGATGCTGCAGATAGTGCTTCTCTAGCTAATTATCTTTCCCGTCCTGTAGATATTGACACATTTACATGGTTAGAGTCAGATTCTATTGGTATTAAGAGGACTATCTCACCATGGCAGTTGTATATGAATAATGCAGCTGTCAAATCTCGTATTAATAATTTTGCGTTTATTCGTGGAAATTTGAAGGTTAAGATTCTGATTAATGCATCTCCGTTTTATTACGGAGCTATGCGTGTTTGTTATCAACCTTTACCAAATTTTACACCATCAACAATTATTACTGATACAGCGTTAAGGTATTTGATACCATATTCGCAACAACCTGGAACGTGGCTTAAACCACAATGTAATGAAGGGTCAGAAATGGTTTTACCATTTTTCTGGCCAAAGAATTGGTTACGTCTCCAGAAGAATCAAGATTTTCTTGATATGGGAACACTTCGTTTTATCAATTACACTCAGTTAGCTTCTGCTAATGGTGTGACTGGTGCGGGTGTTACTATTCGAGTTCAAGCTTGGTTAGAAGATGTAGTAATCTCTGGTCCATCTGTTGGGCTTGCTATGCAAGCTGGTGACGAATATGGTACTGGAGCAGTATCGCGTCCCGCATCTGCGATTGCAAATGTGGCAGGTCTTTTGAAAGGAGTTCCTATCATAGGACGTTTTGCCACAGCAACACAGATGGGTGCAAGTGCGGTTTCTTCGATTGCAAAACTTTTTGGCTGGACAAATGTTCCAGTCATTAAAGATGTTGATCCTTTGAAGCCGCTTGCGATACCACCTATTGCATCTACTGAAATTGGGTATCCAGTTGAGAAATTGACTTTGGATTCCAAAAATGAATTATCTGTAGATCCTACTACTGTAGGATTAGCTAATACAGATGACTTAGTTATTTCAGAGTTTGTTCAGCGTGATTCTTTCATCTGTCAAACAACCTGGGATACTTCACAAGCATCTGATACTATTCTCTACACCTCTCTTGTTACTCCTTTTCAATTTGATATTGATCCTACTGTAAATAATACGAAAGTATATTTTACTCCAGTAGCTTATATTGCAAAATTGTTTGGAGAATGGAGAGGAGATTTGATTTTCAGATTTCATTTTGTAGCCTCCCCTTATCATAAGGGACGTGTACGTATATCGTATGATCCCCAAGGCTACCCTGGTACTACAATTAGTACCGTAGCGAATACATCCAATCTGGTGTTCACACAAATCGTTGATTTGGGTGCTGAACAAGATGTGGAGATTCGTGTTCCATACCAACAGGCTTTAGCTTGGTTGGCTGTGGAAGCTGGACAAACCGTTCCATTGATTCCTTGGTCCATCTCTAATTCACCTACTCAGGTGCCAGATGATTCCAAATACAATGGATTGATTAATATGCGAGTTTTGAATGCACTGACAGCACCAGTAGGCACCTCTTCGGTTCCTATTTTGGTGTTTGTTCGTGGTGCAGAAAATCTCGAATATGCAAATCCAGCACAACTCTCTCCTGATAATACTGTTTATCCAATTCAATCTGCCGCTGAAGTTGACGCTTTAGAGGTTGGTGAGTCTAATAATGGTATTGTTAAGGAGAGATATCTCGTCAATTTTGGTGAGACTGTCAAATCTTTGCGGATTTTGATGCGTCGATCTATTCTTGTCGAGATGCAGCAAGATGCTGGTGTTACCAATGCTCAAAATAATATTTTACTGCAGGATACGTTTTCTCGTTTTCCAAGGTATTTTGGTTATGAT